ATAAGCCATATTAAACTTGCAGAGGCTCAAAAAGAGCATATGCAAAATAAGATAGAAGGTTCTGCACCAGAAGTTTCTGTAGCTACTTAATAAAAAGCTACATCGTTGGAAAAATCCAATCCACATTATAGGCCCTCTTGCGCTCTATTCAAATCTAATATATAAAATAGTCACTATACAATTAATTAGAATACTGACGAGTATAGTCGACGGCCTAGAGACAGTATTCAAAAAACTAGGAGGATATAATTATGGCAACAACTACATTTTCCGGACCAATTAAAGCTGGAGATAAAAGAGAAGGGTCATTAAAAAATACAGGTTCTGTATTGATGGCTCAGTCAGCAGTGATAGATATTATCGGTGCAACTAATACAACTGAAGTAGCTAGAATTCCAGCTAATTCACAAATCGTTGATGTTATTTTAAACGTAACAACAGCAAACAATGACGCTGGAACAGCAACAGTTTCTGTAGGTCTAGCTTTAGATGCAGATGCTTTTATTGCAGCTCAAAACGTAAAAGTTACTGGAACAACAAGAGGAACTTTAGATACTGAATCAACTGATATCGGAACTTCTGACTTAAGCATTAACGCTGTATTTACAGCTCAAAACGGTAATGGTGCAAACGGTGCAGCTACTGTAACTGTATTGTACATTCAAAATAATAACTTAAGCTAAAATTAATGGAGCCCTTCGGGGCTCCTAAAATTTAGGAGAAAAAATGTCAGATCAAAGATTTACAAGAGTAACAGGTACAGGTCAGGTCAAAACAATCGGTGGAGGATCAACTAATATTGGTCCTTGCAGAATAACTTATATTCAAGCAAAAGGTCACGCGAGTGGTCAATTAGAATTAAGAAATAGTGCAAACAACACTGGTGATTTATTATTCATCGCACACTTTGGAACAGAAGGTTTAGATATATTTGTTCCTGGTGAAGGAATAAGATTTGATACCACAGTACATGCTACTATATCTGGAACAGGATCAGTAACACTTGGTTATACTGGCTAGGAGGTAAACTGTGGCTAACACAACTTCTGGTACTACTACATTCGATCAAACTTTTACTATTGATGAAATAGTAGAAGAGTCTTTCGAACGTCTTGGAATACACAATGTAACTGGTTACCAATTAAAATCATCTAGAAGATCATTAAATATAATGTTTCAAGAGTGGGGCAATAGAGGAATTCACTATTGGCAAATAGATGAAACTAATATTGATCTTGCTGAAGGACAATCAGAATATAAATTATATAGATCGCAAGCAGAAGCCACAGCTGCTGGTGATCAAGCAACTACAAAAACAAATGCAAATGTTGCAGAAAATGTTTTTGGTGTAAGTGATATTTTAGAAGCACAATTAAGATCAGATATAAATACTACAGATCAATCAGATAGTCCTATGACTAAAGTTGATAGATCTACATATGCAGGTTTTTCAAATAAAAATTCAAAAGGTACACCTAATCAATATTGGGTAGAAAGATTTATAGATAGAACAGTTGTTCATTTATATCCTACAGCCGACTCTACAAACGCAAGTAAGTTTGTTCACATATATTATATCAAAAGATTAGATGATATAGGAGACTATACGAATGCAACTGACGTGCCTTTTAGATTTGTTCCATGTATGACTTCAGGTTTAACATATTATTTATCAATGAAATACGCTCCACAATTAACTCAACAAATGAAATTAGTTTATGAAGATGAGTTTCAAAGAGCATTACAGGAGGATGGGTCAGCTTCTAGCACATATATTACACCTAAAGCTTATTACCCAGGTACATAATGGCAAAATACGCAACAGGTAAATATGCAAAAGCAATATCTGATAGATCAGGTGTTGAGTTTCCATACAAAGAAATGGTCAGAGAATGGAATGGATCATTCGTGCATGTATCAGAGTTTGAACCAAAGCAACCACAATTAGAACCAAAACCTATGAATGGTGATTCTATATCTTTAAGAAATGTAAGACCACCAAGAACAGAGCCAGCGGTTGCAAGACTATTACCAGCAAATCCGTTTAGATTTAATCAAGGTATTGCCACAGTATTTGTATCAGAACCTAATCATGGTAGATCAACTAACGATACAGTCAGATTTAGAAATGTGCAAGGATCTGGTGGTGGTTTTGATTTTTCAGTGTTTGAAAATTCAAGTGGATTTAGTATAAGTGTTGTGGACGCAAATAATTATAGTTTTATTGTACCCTCTGCAGCACCTGGAGGTTGGACAGTAACAGAAAACGCAGGAGGAAATACGGTTACAGCAGGACCCGTAACATTAGTAGCATGATAAAATATATAAAAAAATTTTTTAAAAAATGGTTTGGCATAGAAGAAGAGATGGATCCTCATGCTGAATTATATTTAACAACACCAGAACCAGAGATTCCAGTACAAGACTGGCCTTGTAATACACATAAGTATTATAGAAAAAGTTGTAAAATTTGTCAGGAGATATCTAAATAATGGCTTTTACATTCGCAAATTTAAAAACAAGCGTAAGAGATTATACAGAAGTTGATGATACTGTATTAACAAGTTCAGTAATAACAACTATGGCTAAAAACGCTGAAAATAGAATTTATAGAGATTCAGATTCTGATGACAATAGATTTTATGCTACATCAACATTATCAACTGGTAATAGATATGTAACAATACCATCGGATTTACGAATAATTAGATATGTTCAGTTGAAAGATAGTAATAACAAGCAAGTATTTTTAGAAAAAAAAGACACATCTTACATGACAGAATTTTATAATACACCTGGCACAGCTCAAGGTTTTCCAAAGTACTATGCTAATTGGGATGCTAATTTTTGGGTTGTTGCACCTACACCAAATGCTCAGTATGAAATAACGTTGGCTTATATTAAACAACCAACAACCATAACTACATCTGATGCGACTTCAACTTATTTATCTAATAAATATCAAGATTTACTATTGTATGCTACTCTGGTAGAGGCCTATGGATACTTGAAAGGTCCAGCAGATATGTTACAATACTACGAACAGTCCTATCAAAGGGCTCTAGCATCGTACTCTATCGAACAACAAGGTAGAAGACGCCGAGACGAATGGCAAGATGGTGCCATACGTACTCCTATAAACTCACCATCACCATAAAAGGAGATATAAAATATGGCAAACATAGTACCTAATTCTTTCAAATCTAATTTGTTAAAAGGCGTATTTAATTTTGACACTTCAGGTAATGGAGGAAATGTTTTCAAGTGTGCTTTGTATACAGCTATAACTGGTTATAGTACATCTTCAACAGTGTACTTAGCTGGAACTGGTAATAACGAAGTTAGTTCTACAGGAACTAATTATACAACAGGTGGAAATACTTTACAAAATCTTGGAGTTACAGGAACAACTGCAACGTCTTTTGTTGACTTTCATGATTTAACTTTTCCAACAGTTACGTTAACTGCTAGAGGAGCTGCAATATACAAATCAACTGGCGGCGGAAATGAATTAGTTCTAGTTTTAGATTTTGGTAGTAACAAGACAGCAACAAACGGAGACTTTATTATTCAGTTTCCTTCTGCTGATGTATCAAACGCTATTATAAGACTAGGCGACGCGTAATAGTAAGGATTAAATAAATGGCTTTTGTATTAAACGACAGAGTTAAACAGACTAGTACAACTACTGGTACTGTTACAATGCAACTATCAACTAACCCGGAGGTTGGATTTGAAAGTTTTGTAACTGGTATTGGTGATGGCAATAACACATTTTATGCTATAGCTCACGATGGTACAGCTGAATTTGAAGTCGGTATTGGAACTGTAACAGACGCAACACCTGATACACTTTCAAGAGATACCGTTATCTCCTCTTCAAACTCGGACAATAAAGTGAACTTTACAACAGGAACTAAAACTGTGTTTTGTACTTACCCTGCAAAGAGAGCTCCGTCTGCAGCTATGACAGCCACAACTTATGTAACAACACACTCTTCTACTATTTCTGATGTTCAAACAATGGACTCAGGAGTTTTAGCGGGCCCTGTAACCGTATCAGGTACAGTAACAGTAACAGGTAATTTAGTAATTATATAATGAGTACAATAGAAGTAGATAAGATACAGCCACAATCGGGAACTAATT